TGACGGTCAAGCAGGTGCGTGAGCTGGCCAAGCAGCCGGGCTACATGAAGAGCCAGCTGCGCAAAGTCCTGGAAGAAGGTCCCAAGCGCAGCGCCACGTTCCAGGAGCTCGAGAACGAAGAGCAGCGCGACATCGCCCGCGACACCTACGAGATGTGGGAGTACTGGGGCGAGGTCGACCACGAGGACCTCGAGGCCTGCGGCATCAAGCTGGGCGAGAAGGACATCCTGCGCACCGTCAACGCGTGCGTGGTGATGATCAACAGCACCATCGTCAAGGCGTTCCTCAACCCCCTGGACGACGGCCAGCTGCCCTACGACTTCTACGTCTGGGAAAAGGTCGCCGGCAGCTGCTGGGGCTACGGCGTGCCGTACCTCATGCGCTCGCAGCAGAAGGTGCTGAACTCGGCCTGGCGCCAGATGATGGACAACGCCGGCGTCTCCAGCGGCCCGCAGATCGTGATGAACCCCAACGTCATCCAGCCGGCCGACAAGCAGTGGCAGCTCAGCAGCCGCAAGATCTGGTTTGCCACCGACGACATGGACGACGTGCGCAAGGCGTTCGCCACGTTTGAGTTCAACTCACACCAGGAAGAGCTGGCCAACATCATCAAGATGGCCGTCGAGCTCGCCGACCAGGAAACCGGCGTGCCCACCATCATGCAGGGCGAAAAGGGCGCAGCGCCCGACACCGTCGGCGGCATGCAGATGCTGATGAACAGCGCCAACGTGGTGCTGCGCCGCCTGGTCAAGCAGTTCGACGACCAGGTGACCAAGCCGCACATCCGCCGCTACTACGACTACAACATGCTCTACAACGAGGACGAAGAGATCAAGGGCGACTTCAGCGTCGACGCCCGCGGCTCCAGCGCCCTCCTCGTTCGCGACATCCAGAACCAGGCGTTCCTGAACCTGCTGGCCGCCGCCACCAACCCGGTGTTCGGCATGTTCATCGACCCGCAGAAGCTGTTCGAGAAAGCACTGCAAGCCCAGCACATCGACCCGGCCGAAATCTTCAAGAGCGAAGACGAGATCGAGCAGATGAAGGAAATGCAGAAGAAGATGGCCGAGCAAGGGCCGCCGCCTGACCCGCGGCTGCAGGCCGCGCAGATTCGCGCGCAGACCGACATTCAGAAGGTCCAGGCGCAGAACCAGGGCGACATGGCCGAGCTGCAGACCCGCCTGCAGATCGCGCAGTTCAACGCGCAGATTCGCGCGCAGGAGATGCAGGCTCAGCGCGAGATCGAGATGATGAAGTTGGCCACGCAGCAGAACCTGAGCCTGGAGCAGATCAAGGCGCAGCTGGCCGACACGGCCATGAAAGAGCGCGGCAAGAAGGAGCTGTTCGCCGCCGAGCAGCGTTTGAAGCTAGTTGCTGGATCGGGAATCTAAATCATGTCAGTACTGCAACGAGAAGCCGACGCGTATCAGCGCGCGATGGACCTGTACCAAATCCAGGCCAATGCCTACAACGCATCCCTGGTGCGCGACTCGGGCAACAACCCGATCGTGCGCGACAAAAAGACTGGCACGCTCTACGCGGTGGGCCAGGACGGCAAGCTCACCATGATCGACCCGAGCGGCGTGCAGTACGCCGGCGCGACGACGCTGCCCGACGACAAGCGGTTTGAGCTGCTGCGCCGCAATCCGCTGCCGGACGGCACGTTTGCCACGCGCCCCGAGTTCGACAAGACCGCGGTCACCGGAACGGCCGGCCAGGTCAAGCGCGCGCAGCAGGGGGAGAACCCAACGCTGCGGTCCGAGCGCGGCATGGACCCGGAAGTGATCGAAGGCCGCGGCGTGCGCCAGGGCATGCCCACGGCGGCCGAGGTCCAGCGCAAAACGCCGGTCGCCTATGTGCAGCCGCAGACACCCAGCGAGGGCACTGGCGGCGCAAGCGTTGACCCGAACCCGGCCTGGACCGCGATGACCGACGCCGAGAAGGCGGCCTATTACGCCGCCAACCCGACGATGGCTGCGGTTACGCAGTTTGGCCAGTCGCTGTTTGGCTTCACCAGCCTGGGCCAACTGCAAAAAGCAATGG